GCGTTTACTCTAACTTTAAAATAGTAGCAGCAGACTATGCTGATGCTATTGGAAAGCTCCCGACAGCAAATTACCAAATGCGCTGTCAGAAGAGAACAACACTGTTTACGTCACCTTTAGGGGGTTTCTACTGGAAATCTCCTTTCTCCACACCCCACACCATCAGCGCTCTCGCGCTTGTTGGACAACTCGCTCGGTCTTTCCGAGCATAACCGCCGTATATCGGCACTCAAAAGGAGGCTCACATGCCCCAACTCACGGCTTTCTCCCTAAACGATAGGGAGACAGTTCCGGTCGCTCATGCCTTCGTTCCTAACGGCGCCCCTGGCGGCGTTGGAAAGATGGTTCGCTCGAACGGTATCCCGGTCGGGAACGAAGTTCTCACCCTCAGCACGCGTCCTGTCGGAAAACGCTATAAAGGCAAGATTGTCATTGCTGTGCCCGTCGTGCAGACCCAAACAATCAACGGCGTTTCGACGCCTACGGTTGTGCGGACTGCATATATCGAATGCAACACGACCTTCGACGAAACATCAACTGAACAAGAACGTGCAAACGTTGTCGGGATGTTGTACAACGCGTTGGCTCCGTCCAATACGGTCGTCAACTCGACCTTGGTGAAGCTGGAATACGTTTCCGGATGAACTCCATCAAGGCGAGTGGTTTTGCGGCGATCATACTATTGATCGTCGTGAACGTGTATCCGTCCTTTCTATCGGATATACAGGTCCTCTGTGCGTCAGGGAGACCCTTCACAGGGTCGACACTCCCAAACGCGCAAGTTGTAACGCGGTAATACCGCACAGCACATAAGGAATAATCCTATGGCAAAGAACGCCCCCGTCGACATCAAAATCAAGGTCGACGATAGCGTGTCCTACACTATCTCCCAGTCTCTTATCAGGGATCTTAATATGATCCTTGATAAGCACCAAGATAATCCACAAGCCGTTTCGGCCCTGGACTTTAAGGTGAAGTGGTTGAAGCAGTCGCTTTTGTCCAAATATACGGATACTGGCACCGCCACACCCGAAGAGAGACGCTCCGCTGCCATAGACAAGTGGCAGTCGATGGAGGTTCGTAACGATGTTACGAATAGACGACTTTTATTCGATACATGTAACTTCGGTGAAGTGTCATCGAATAAGATCGTCGAGTATGCGCGTGCGACCATCAGACAGATGATCGGAGATACCCCAAATGACGAAGTAGTCATCGGCGAATTCTCGAACGGAGCAAGTACGCGCGTAAAGCGCGGGCCGGCTGCGATAGCGCATAAGTTTGTAGGCAAAGCACACGTTACATCCGCGGGTTGGTACCGCTTCTGCAAAGGAGTTTTACCGACGTCTCCCGTATGGACTCAAG